TAAAGAATTATGAGAGTAGAGGTACGATAATGGAAAAGCGGGGTGCAATTGGCATCCTTTCACCTGATGGCAGTGATGTTGGCGGGGCGCAACGTGCTAATGACGAAATGAAAACGCAGTTGCAGAATGACTATAAGAAATACGGATTACTAAAAGACCAATGGCAGTTAATCATAAGTGCTATTAGCATGAAGTTTACACCAATGTCTTTAAACCTTAGAGAGTTGATGTTGGAGGAAATGGCTAATGATGACATCATGACCTTATGTGATGCTTTGGGTTACAAGTGGCAGTTACTTGCAAGGGGTAGTGAAAGCACATTTAGCAACCAACAAATTGCAGAAAAAGCGCAGTATCAAGATAATGTTATTCCAATGGCTGACAATTATATGGAACAATGGAATGACTGTGTAAACGCCTTAGAAAATAGAGTTGAATATGTTATTGATTTTAGCCATGTTGCTTGTTTACAAGCTGACGAAAAAGTAAAGAGTGAAGTAAGGAAAAACAATGTTAGTAGCATATCACTACAACTGACAAATAACCTTATTACTTATGGGAGGGCAATGGAAATACTCGATGAAGAAGCTCCAACGGAGTTAGCTCAATTGTACTTCTATCAGTTACCGCCTGAGATACAAGCAACCTTTAATACAAAACAAAATGCAACACAAACAAACCAAACAACTAACTAAAGAAGAAATTGAAGCGATTAAAAAAGATAAAGCCAACAAACTTACTAAACTCGTAAAAAAATGATACCTACATTCGAAACTAAAGAGCAACTGTTTAAGCATTTGAAAGATAACAATGCAGTTATTTTACAAGCTAAAAAGTCATGTGATAAGTACGCTGATTCGGTATCATTACGATTAGCAACGGACTTAAAACATGATGACCTTGCTACGAAAGAAGCGGGAGTTGCAAGTGGTTTAAATGTTGATGAGATAGTAATAAAGAGTGCTATCAATACTACCAACATATTCGATAGTCATGGAGACGTACACATTCCCGGCTTATGGGGTAAGTCTCTTAAAGAGGCAAAGAACTTGTTACTATTGCAAGAACATCAAATGAAGTTTGATAAGGTCATTAGCCGTAATGTAACTGCAAGTGCTAAGATGCTATCATGGTCCGACTTAGGTTACAACTATGAAGGTAAAACCCAAGCCTTAGTATTTGAATCAGTAGTTAGCAAATCAGATAACGAGTTCATGTTTAACCAATACTTGAAAGGTAATGTTACTAATCATAGTGTTGGTATGCGTTATGTTAAAATGGAACTCGCAGTTAATTCAAAGGATAAATATTTCGCAGAAGAAAAAGCAACATGGGATAAATACTATAACGATATAGTAAACAAATCAGATGTTGACGAAGCGGGATATTTCTACGCAATACTTGAAGCGAAATGCGTGGAAGGTAGTGCAGTGTTAGTTGGTAGTAACCAATTCACACCAACAATTTCAATAACAGAAGCCGTTAAACAAGACACTTCTCCTATTATAACCGAGCCGGTGAAAGCCACTCCCCTTGACTTGATGAAACAAATATTATTAACGAAAAAAAATTCTTAAATGAAAAAATTAGAACAAGGCGCATTAAAAGCGGATAACACTCCGTACAGTGCCGAAGAAATTACAACTCATAATGAGTTCGTGGATTTGGTTACATCCACTGCAAAAGAAGTAACCGCTGACATGATTAGCAAAGAAGATGCTGATAAGGCTATCGCTGAAGCTATCGCAAAGGTATCAACTGAAATGAAAGCAGAATACCAAAAGCTATATGAAGTAGCTATTAAGCAAGGTACTAAACTTGCAACATTGAAAGCTAACGGTGTTACACCTTTGCCAAATGCACAAACCTTTAAAGCATCTTTGGAAGCGTCTATTGATGCTAACAAAGAAAAGTTTGAAGCCATTGTAAAAGCGGGTGGCATGGCTCGTAACGAAGCCATTGATTTGACCGCTAAAGTTGCAGTGAATATCACTGAGGCTACTACAATTATCGCGGGTGATACTGAAAACTCATTGACACAAAACACTGGTATTATTTCTCCTATTCGTCAAAGAATGGAAAAGTACCTTAGTGCAGTAACAACGGGTAGAATCGGTACTAAATTCGCAATGTGGATAGAGGAAACCGACGAACAAGGCGCACCTGTATTTATTGCTGAAGCTACCGGCAAAACTCAAATTTCTGTATTGTATGTTGAGAAAACTCAACCCGTTCAAAAAATCGCAGTTTACTCAAAAGTATCTACTGAGATGTTAGCTGACTTACCTCAATTGACCTCATACATTGAGCGTTCAATGATGAAGCGTGTGGCAGTTAAAATCGAAAGTGAACTTTACGGTGGTACGGGTTTGACTGTATTCTTGAAAGGTGCAACTGAGTGGGCGACTGCTTTCAGTGCAGGTAACAACGCTAACCTTATCGCTTCAGCTAATGAAGTTGACGTTATCAATGCAGTAGCTAATCAAGTTGAGTTGGCATACGGTATTCCAAACGCTATCCTTGTACACCCTGACACTATCCAAGTTATCAAAGGTTTGAAAGATACAAGCGGTGCACCGATTTGGAAAGACTACAACGACTGGAGTATTTCTGGCGGTGGTACAAACCTTGTTATCGGTGGCATGAGAGTTATCGCAACTCCATTGGTAACAAGTGGTGAGTTCTTAGGCGGTGATATGAAAGTGTTAAACGTCTTGTTTAGAGAAGATTTAAACATCCGATTAACTCCAAGTGGTGATGATCCGATAAATAACTTGATGACACTTATTGTTGAATCTCGTTTAGTTCAGTTCGTTTCAGCTAATGATGCACCTTGTTTGATTTATGGTGACTTTGCAACTGCAATAGCTGCGTTAGTAGCACCCGTAATTCCTTAGTAGAAACTTGATTAATAAATAAAATTACAAAAAATGGCAAAGTCTAAAAGAGAAAAGAAAGTAGTAGTAAAAGAGGTTACAGATATTACTCACGAAGTAGTACAAGAAACCCATATACCTTTAAATTTAATAGGTATTCAAACAGTAGTAGGTTCTAAATTAGGCACACTAACTGAGGGTAAGGAGTATAAAGTACCTGCCGATACTGCTATGATTTTAATCAATAAAGGCTTTGCCTACTTAAAAAACAAATAAAAAATTCATATAAAATGAAAAAAATCCTAATATTGATGCTGACAATTATAACAGCAATTTCATGTAATAATACTGCAACTGCGCAAGGTATTGTAATGTATAGAAATACCGATACTACAAGTTCGGGCGTAGCCACAAGTGCAACGATAACAACGGGTACAAGTGATACGTTGTACGATGCGAATACATTGTATTCGTTCTACACTAAAGTAGGTGCGTTAAATGTAACCGCTGCAAGTAAGTATCTTGTAACCTTTAATGCTACTAAAATTGATGGAACGGGTACTGCTAAAGTATTCATTCAAGGTAGCACCGATGGTAAGGTATGGCGTAATATTAACGGGGGTATGTTGGGTACTGATGGACTTAACTCCGATACTCTTAACATAGCAGCCGCTACAACTACTCCAGGCGTTAACTACAATTATTGTTCGTTCGATGGTCATGCAGTGCTTAGACCTGCATCGAGTGCAGCGGTTTACTATGTCAATAGTGGGCGTGTTTACTACCTTAGAGCGAAGATAGTTGGTGCAGGTACACAACGTACTATTTATTCATCATTTAGAGTAATTACCTACCAATAATGAGTATGATTCTGTACACTGATTTTGTGGGGCAAATCTCAATTCCTAATTCAGCACCTTCCGATACGGAGGGTGCTAATTTGGCTTTGTTTATTGCAAAGTATGAGGCTAAGTTTTTAACGGATGTTTTAGGCTACAAAATGGCACAAGACTTTACAACTGCTATTGCCTTAAATCCTACAAGTGGCGTATGGTTTGACTTATGGAAGGGTGCTGAGTTTACAGATACTTATGGAAGGCTTAATAAGTGGTGCGGGTTTCGTAACGCTGATAACTTACTATCAATAGCAAATTACATCTACGTTCAATACATCGAGCAAACGCAAACAAGTACAACGGGTTTAGGCGAAAAGCGAACTGAGACTACTAATGCAGTTGCAGCAACTCCGATTTGGAAAGTATGTCAAGCGTGGAACGACATGGTTGATTTGAATAGAGTGTTAAATGACTTTTTGGTAGTGAATCAAGCGGATTACCCTGACTATGTAGGCTTTACAAGTCCTTTGAATTTAACTGCTGGATATGGCACTAATGATAATTATCAATACTTCAAAAAAAGGAACTTACTAAGCATATAATGGCAGCGACATACACTATATCACCCATATCGATACCTTCAATATTTGAGGCTATTGTTAGCACTGTAAGCGATAATCTCGCAAGTGTTACAATACCACAAGTATCATTTAGGCATGGTACATGGATGGATATATTGGATGAACTGACAGTTGACAGTAATAGTCCTGACAATGACGTAAAGAATAAAAAATATCCTTTGGTTTGTTTAATCCATCAGTTCGATGAAAAGCCATTTGATGCACAAAGTGAGGATGCTGAATTTACGCTTATAATCGTAACGAGGTCAACCGCTACAATGCGAACGGATGCAAGATATACGGATAACTTTATACCTATCTTGTACCCTATCTATGCTGAACTAAAGCAAGTGATTAGCGATAGTATGTATTTCTTAGGGTATAATCAAGCCTTTAGTCATACTAAGCGTGATTTAACTCATGCCGGACAAGAATCTGCGAACGGAAACGTAGCATATAAACTACCTGACGTATTGGATGGGTTACTAATGGCGAATATTAAGTTACGGGTTAATCTTGACCCGATATGCGAACCTGCAACACCTAATCTATGTTTGTTAACTCCATGTCCATATGGTCGTGAAGCGTATTACGAAAACTGCATTAAAGATGTAAGTTTTGAAGGACTTGAAGGAAATATCATTCGGTGCTCATTGAATGATTATTATTTCGCTGATAGTAGTGGCGGTTTGCCTCCACCATTCGCACCCTATATTGATTGGGGTACGGGTGGCGCTGCAATTGCAATGATAGACCCCACGCCACCGCTAACAGTACCGTTTACGAGTTCATTGAATGTATCATTATTGGCAGATGGTTTTTACTTAGGTCGTATTTATTTCGATGATAGCGATGTGCAGTTTTACTATAAAGTAACTGCGGGGGTAGTTGTTAAGTTGACAACCTCAATTGTAATCGATTATAGTTTTGATTTAACGTGTGCTGATTATCCGAACAATGCAATTGATAGTAGTATCACTTATACTATTGAAAAGATAGATGGTGAGGCTGATATCATTGTTGGTTATGAGTATGATTTATTTGGTACTAACATTATCAATGAAACATTTTCAGCGGTGGGAACTATCACTAAAACGAACACAGATACAAACAATTTCTTAGGCGGTAATTATACGATTATTCACAAAATTGATAGAGGTGGGCAAACTCATTTGAACAACACATTACAGATAAAGACTCAATGCAAAACAGAATTTTAATAACATTATAAAAAAAACTAAAAATGTCAAACATACAAATGAACATTTTAAACTGCGGAAATGCAGTTCAAAACACAGGACTACCCACCTGCGTATTCAACCCATCCAACTTTGCGGGTGCGGTTTTGATACCAAAGGGAACGACTTACACTCCAGCACAGTTGTTGGCGTTTAAGACCGTATTAGCGGATGCTATCGCAAACGATACACTTGCAGAAAGGATATTTCCCATTAAAACCTTTGAAGGCTTAGAAGATAAGTCAAGCGAGGGCGTGATGGAAGATACCAAGTATGGCGGTAAGCGTAAAGTAAGAGACGGTAAATACGCATGGTACTTTACTTACACCAATGGGGCAACTTCATTACACAAAAGTTTGAAGTCATTCGATAACCAACAAGACGCATACGATGTGATGTTTATCGACAAGGTAAACAACGGATTAGTAGGCGTTACAAGTGGCACAAACGCTACTTTGTTTGGTGGCTTTGACTTGGAGTTATTGGATATTCCAAACTTCAAAATCAATGACGGTAGTACGGGTACACAATACTCAATAGGGTTTAATATTGAAGATAGCGATGAAGTGAATCTTTATATCGCCATTGTTCAATTTGAATCTTCATGGAGTGTACTTCGTAACCTAAGCGGTTTAAAGAATATTGAAGTAGGTATTTACGATGCTTTAGGTGCAACTACTGCAGGTTTGGTTTCATTGAAACTTACAAACGGTGGCACTGACTTAGCCGATTACTTTAGCACCGAACTTGCAGATGTGGCACTATACGGAGTTACGAATACAAGCACCGGGCAAGTGATAGCGTTAACGTCAATGACTTACACCGCTGCAACTAAAACCTTTGATTTGCTTATTGACGATGGCGATGTTAACTATCCAGCAGTGGGTGGTTTAGTTACGATCACAATAGGGCCAATTAGTGATTTAGTTACTGCGGGAGTTGTTGGTTATGGCAATGCAGTTGTTACAACAGGTAGAGAAGCGTAATAATTAATAATAAAGGGGTGAGTGTAATGTACTCACCTCTTTTCTAAAACTATAAAAATGAAAAGTATTAAATTTGAGGGTACAAGTTACTCAGTAAGTTGGATTAAGGCACACAGTAGGGCGCAGTTTATTAAGAAAGTAAACTTAGCAGAAAACAAAGCGGGTGAGTTATACGATTTAGTCGTGCCACCTAAAAAGAAAGCCAAAGAAGATGAAGCGGTTAACGTGGATTAAGGTAATGATTATTTTGTTCATATTTGCAATTCTAAGCGGGTTTATAAGCCTTTATTCAATATTACGATGAGTACTATACATGAAATGTTACGGAGGGTTAAAACGATAGATTTACAAACTATCGGAATAGCCATTGTAGCAGATAGCAAAAACGAAATAGTAGATAAGAATAAGGCGCAATTAATGGACTTTGGAATTGATAAGAACGAAAAGAAGTTGAAGCCATATAGTAACCCTGCGTATGCAAGACGTAAGAATAGCCGTAACCCATTTCCCGGCTTAGGAACTCCAGACCTTTACAATAGCGGTGCATTTCAAAGAGGGTTTACACTT